TCAGCGGACAAGGCGGTCATAACGCAACCTTCGCAGTAGCAACCGCGCTGGTGCATGGATTCGAGCTGTCGCGAGGATCGGCTGAAACACTGCTATCCGAGTACAACGAGAAATGCTCTCCACCGTGGAATGCCTATGAATTGGCCCACAAGGTGAATCAGGCAATGACCGTGACGCACGACAAGCCGCGAGGTTGGCTTCTCTCAGCACAGAGCGGAACGCCTGTATCAACGACCGGCAAGTTCATCGTCCAGAAGATCCAAGCAAGTCCGCAATCGGATTTCCGATTTTCAACCATAGATTTCTTAAAAGCCTGCTTCGAACCAGACGAAGTTGTCTGCATCTGCAATGACATCGTAAGCGACGAGGAAGGTCGGACTCGGCCAAACTCCAAGGGTACGTTTCTCAAGCGCGACGAATGGATTGAGAAGCATTTCACGCCGCCAATTAGTTCCATGTGGAACGGTCCTGACAGCCGTGGCGCATACGTCCGCGTCAACCCGTGCTTCGATGAGAGCGGTTCTGATTCAGGCGTGGCAGCGTTCCGCCATGTCCTCGTTGAGATGGACGAGAAGACGAAAGACGAGCAGTGGACGATCCTCAAGGAGTCGAAGTTGCCGATGTCCGTCGTCATCGATTCCGGTGGCAAGAGCCTGCATGGCTGGGTGCGAGTCGATGCAGCGAACAAGGAGGAGTGGAGCGAGCGTCGTGATGTCGTCTATCGCCAGTTAGAGGCTCTCGGTATCGATCCGAAGAACAAGAACGCGAGCAGGTTCAGCCGGTTGGCCGGTGTGATGCGCGATGGCAATGAGCAGAAGCTGTTGGCCATCAATGTGGGCGTCGTGAACTGGGATGCGTTCACGGACTATCTGGAGTCGCAGGACATGCCTCAGGAGTTCTCGCTCGATAGCATCATCGAGTACGACCCAAAGAACGATCCTGACAATCTGATCGGTGACAGGTGGCTACGTCGCGGATCATCGCTCCTATTCGTTGGTCAAAGCGGATGCGGCAAAAGTTCGATGGCCGCGTATCAGGGGATGAAGTGGGCGTCCGGTGAAGCGTGGTTTGGTGTAAAGCCCGTGCGCGCGCTGAAGGTGGCCTACATCCAGGCGGAAAACGACATTGCCGATCAGCATGATGCACTCAAGGGGGCTGCTCAGATGACGTTTGGAAAAGAGAATTGGGAGCGAGGATTGCGGAGCGTGGACATGCTCTTCTTCCGCGAAACGGTGAGAACAGGTTCTGACTTCGCCACAATGCTCCGTCGCCTCGTTCGCAAGACTAAGGCCGACTTGGTTTACATCGATCCGCTGCTCTCCTACATGGGCGGCAATCCATCGGACATCGAGGTCTGCGCGAACTTCACGCGACATCTGCTCCAGCCGATTATGATGGAGACAGGCGTTGTCCTGGTACTCGTCCATCACTTCCCCAAGCCGAAGGGTAAGGACGACAAGCCGGAGAGCGTGGCAGATTTGGCCTACTCAGGATTCGGATCGTCGGATCTAACGAACTGGGCGAGAGAGGTGATTGTGATGAAAGAGGTTGGCTTCAACAACCCACGCAAGTTCATGCTCGGCATGGCGAAACGGGCTGACCGTTCCGGCATGACGGACAAGGACGGAAAAGTCACCGGATCGATTATGATCCAGCGTGGGTCGAACGGCGACATCTCATGGAACTACGCGGAGCCTGAGAAGTTCGTCGTCGATAAGAAATCGTCGAACGCCTTTAAGCGTAAGAGGAGCTAGACTCTTTCTCCCGCATGGCGCGGCGACGCCCCTTGGCGGCTAATGACTGAAATTTTTCCTTGGAAAGTTTTTTGCGTCCAATGTAGGCCGCGAGAGCGCCAGGATCTTTCACGCCTTTCTTCTCAAGCTCGCCAACGAGCTTCTCGTAACGTCCGCCACCACCAAGTCGCATCTTGTCCATAAAATGTAGAGTTAGGTTTTACCGACGAAAGTCACCACGCTTTGCACGACCACGTTCTTGGCTTCGTAGGATCTTTCGCCGTCGCGCAGTTATGCCGCGCGCGGAAGTTCTTACGACGCTCAGGATTCGACTTCTTGATCGTCATGTTGGCGTCTCCAAAGCGAACCTTGATGACGTTGCCGTTGTCATTCTTGACGTACACCGCGCTCTTCTTCCGCTCGCCAGGAGTGTAGAATGGCTTGTTCAGCGTCACCTTCTTGCCCTGATAGGTATTACCTTTTTTGGAGAGGGAGGTTTTCATTAGAAACGACGAACCGAAGCAGGAGGAATTTGAGGGCGTTCAGCCTCTTTACGCTCATCGTTACGCATTTTCAAACGATCAGCTTCAAGTGTAAGAATCTTTGGCCATCGACGGTTGAATGCGTCCATCTGATCCTTGGCAACCTGATCGATTGGTTTTGTAACCGTGGCAAGATAATCTGGATTTCTAAGAACTCTTCCGATTGCAGCAGCTCCGGTTACCGCAGCAAGGTTGGACAACGCCATTCTTCCGTACATGTTTGCCCCAAAAGCTGAGGCAACGGCAGATGTCACGGCAGGGATTAGCTTACTTTTAACGAGGCTGTCTTTCTCGATGACGACAGAAAGCTGATCAGCAATCTTGTTCATCTGATCAACTCCAGACTTTCCGAATGCCTCGACAATAAGCGGGTTGTACTGACCAGAAATCAACTCCCGCATTTTGTTGATGTTCACCTGTTTCTTGCCTGCATCTAGCGATTCCCTGAAAAGATTGCCAACGACCAAGTTCTGAACGTCGCCAACAAGATCTGGCCTTTCGTTCCGCATGACTTTCATAAACTCCTGAACGACATACCTTTGTTCTTTTCCGTAATCAGTTGTCAAAAACTTGACCACATCTTCCGGTTGAACCTGATCGGCGGAAAGCCTCCCAGTCTTAGTTGCGTCCAAAACCATCTTCTGAAAGTCAGTCGCTTCTTTAGACGCCTGCTGAACATAAAGCTGAAGATCCTTGGCCAATCTTCCAGAGTCTGGATTAGACAGAATCAACTTGATCTGCTCGTCATCCAACTTGATTGGCAATTTTCCGTTTACTGCACTTTGAAGGTCGGTCAAAGCGGCAACTATCTGATCTGTCTTGGCGTCCATCTGCTTAAGATCTTTGCCAAGATAAGGTTTAGGTTGCTCAAGCCGCTGAATCTCTGCTTTAACTGATTTCAGCTTCTTTTCGTTTTCTTGATACAATTTGACAGCAGCCTCATCATCTTCTGCAATTCTTGCTTCAAGATCCTTAGACTTAGAAATTAAGTCGTTTTTTTGATCATTTAATGTTGATTTTTTATTTACCAAGTCACGATAACGAGTGGCAACATCTTGGATTTCAGAAAGCTGCGGAAAAAATTCATTGGCAACTTCTCCGGTCAGTTGACTTCCCTTGCCCATTTTTGCTTCCGTCAGCAAAGACAGAAACTCTTCCGGCGTTTGGCCAACCTTGCGTAGTTTGTTGTAAACAAAGTCTTGAAGAAGAGGCTTGAACGTAGGCTCCCACTCAGAACCTGCCACTTTCTTCATTACCTCCAACGCTTCACCTCCGCGAGTTCCAAGTAGACTCATTACCGCTGAAGGACTTCCACCTCCCTCGCCGACATCCCTTAGGAGGCTTGAGATAATACTCCCCTTAAACCTGTTTATCCCCTGTCGATACTCTGCATTTTGAGCCTTAAATGCAGCCTTGAAGCCAGGATCAGTATTAAGAGCCTCTTCCATCAACCCTTGAACACGATCAAGTTCTTGGAACGTATCGTAATCAGCTTGCTGAACTTTTTTGTTAAAATCTATTTGATTAAGAATCTCTGTTCTTTGATTTTTTAAGTCATTAAGAGTAAAAGTCTCAATTACATCGTCTCCGTTTTCGTCTTTTACAACTTTACCAAGCTTGTCTTTCTTGGGAACAGAAACAGAAATTGAGTTTAGTTTAGGATCTAACTTTGCATATCCAGCTTTTTGCTTGTCCTTAAATTCCTGAAGGAGAATGTTGGCGTATTCTCCAAACTGTTTCCCAGTTTCAAATTGAGTCACAGGCTTTCCATAATCAAACTTTGGGTCAAACCCTCTTTCGATTTCGTCAATTTGCCGTTGCTTGTCAGCTATTTCGTTGTCGATCTGGGTTCTTGTTATGTCGTCAGACGCCTTGAGGTCTTTCTTTTGGGTTTCAAGATTCCTGATGTCGTCAAAGAGAGATTTAGACTCCAACTGAAGTTCGCCTTCAGCCCTTCTTGCGGCACCAAGCAACTCGGCGTTTTTAGACTTGAACGCTTCATCAACCTTTTTCTTTGCCTCTCCAATCATCTGCTGAGCATTCAGCACGATTCCGCCGATCAGATTATCGTCGATGTCTTTCCGTTCAGTGACGCGCTTGAGTTCTGAAACGATCTGATTGGTCAGCTCGTCTCCGCTTAATCCAGCGGCAGATCCTCTCCTAATTGAATCTTGAAGGAACGTCTGAATGTTTTCTCCCCAAGCTCGAATGTCCTCAGGTCGAGTTCCGGAAAGTTGCGGCGAGTAAAGCGTGTCGGCCAATTGACCTGCTAATGCAGGATCGATTCCTCCTCCAGCGCCAAGCTCTCGACGAATTGCATCTGCGCGTTCGGTCAGGAACTGCTGCGTGTAAGGGCGTTGAAGTTCTCCGGCAAACTTTTTTAGGCTTCCGCCACTTCTGGAAAGCGCACTAAGACCTCTTAGTCCTCCTGAAAATGTGGGAAGAATAAGGCCGCTCAATGCACCTTGTGTAATAATCTCTTGGGTTTTTCCAGATTCATCTCCCAATGTTGAGGCAAAACCTTGAGCGGCTCCCGTCATTCCTCCAGCAGCACCTTCTTTAAGAATTTGCTTCAACCTTGAAGATTGCTGAGTTACTCCAGTTTCGGCAGTGGTCAAAAACTGCAAAGGACTTCGAAATCCACCAGCTCCACGTTTTGAAAAACTAAGAAGAGGAATTCCTTGAGCAGCGGCTTCTTGGATATCATACGGCTCTGGGGCTATCGTCTGGCGAAGAAGTTCACTTCCAACGCCAGCAATCATCTCTCCGCCAATCGTTTGACCACCTGGAATTTGAGAAAGTCCAATTCCAGCGGCCAAACCGGCAGCCATGCCAACTTTTCGTCGAGCCTGATTGAACCGATACTCGTTCAGGAGTTTCTGTTCTTGAGGAGTGAACTCAATGGGAACAGCGGGATTGAATTCGGTAGCTTCCAGCTCCTGAAACTTCTTAGCACTCTCACGACCAAGCCTAAGGTCAGCTTGCTCAACAAGAAGACTCTTCGGCTTGAAAGTGTCACGACCAACAAGCGGTGCTTTTTCGGCGGCTTGATTGACAGCCTCCATAGAACCCATTGGAGCTTCGTCTGGAACAAATGAAATCTCTGGAGTCGCATTTACTCCCTGCTGCTCGTCTGGAACAAACGTGATTTCAGGTTGAGTAGAAACCTGACCCATCGGTTGTTCCGGCAATCCTAAAGCAACTGGCTGAATGGGTTGGCCAACCTGCATTTGATCGGGTTGACCTTCGTTCTGCAAAACGTACTCATCCATAAAATTATTTTAACTTTCCAGGAACACCGTTTATGATTACCGAGTCACCGGGTTTCTTCCCTTTTGACAAGGCTTCGGCGATTGACTTAAAAGAGATGTCGGAAACAGAGTTTGTTGACGACATTGCTGGAGCATTCGTCGAGCGCATTGCCTGAGGTGTAGGAGCCGTAATCATTGCGCCTCGCGAAGGCGTTTGAGACGTTCCGGCAGGAGTAGGTTTTCCATATTTTTGATAAATTTCATTAACCCTTCCCATGTTACTTTGAACTCTACCATCAAGTTCACCTTTTTTGATTTTAATTTTTTCAACAAAACTGTCTACGTCTGCCCCGAACAACTTTCCGCCTTCAATTGCTCGTTTGACTCCAAAAAGATCTAGTTCGCTTAACAATCGCTTTGACTCTTCAAGTCCAACAGCGTCTTTTCCTTCTGCGCTATTTAAAACTTTAGCAATAGATCTTGCAGAATTTAAGGCAACATATTCACTAACATTAGGATCTTCAAGTATTCCAATCTCGTATCCAATTGCGTCAGAAATACTTTGTTTATTTGCGATGTCATCTGCAAACTTTTTAACAAGCCTGTCATCTACAGCATTGAGCTTAATTTCCCCAACCTTTGCAGGTTGAAGGATTTTTTGCCTGTAAATGTCATTTCTATCGCGTATTTGATCCAACCTAACCTTCTCATTTGCTAGCTTTTCAAGCTGTACACCCTTGCTAAAATCAAACTTAGATTTTTCAAGCGACAGCTTTTCCTCATCCAACGCTTTTTTGTAATTTAACGTGGCTTCTGCAATTGCATTTTTATCGCCACCTTCTTTGACTAATCGATTAAGATTGTTTTTTGCAACCTCAAGATTACCAAGAATTGATGTAGTCTGTGCTTGAGTTTTTTGAACTTGAGATTCAAACAATTGTTTTCTACCGGCGTTGTAAACAGGCCAATTTATTGTTGGCACGTCTGTATTAGGATCAATGTTAACTGCACCAGGAATTGACATCGCCTCCTTTAAGATTGCAGTCTGCTTGGTTATTGAATCAGTTCTTGCCCTATCTTGAGTTTTTAACAATTCAGCCCGAGCAGAATACTTCTCAAGATTGTTCAGCATTCTGTCTGCTTCAATCCGGTACTGCTTTGATTTGAACGCTGGAACTACCGGGAATTTTGCGTCTGGTTTAGGGTTGTTTAGATAATCTGAAACCTGTTTTCCAAGAGTCGAGAATGCGTCAAATTCCTCAACTTGTGCTTTCTGTTCACCAATCGCGTCGGCAAGTGAGATGTCTCGAATCTTGTTCTGAAGCTGCAAGCCCTGCTGTTGAAGCACAGACTCTGCCGATTGGAGCTGGAACTGCTCCATCATCCGCTTCTGCGTCTGTGCGCGGTCGAACAGCGATGCGCCTAGCTGAAATGCTTGAAGAGTTTCGTCGGCCATAAGATTAGAATCCGTAGTTAGACGAGCTGTATTCTGGGAACAAGCTGGTCGATTGCGGCCCTATTTCAGAGATGTTTGTTCTCGGGAAAGAATAAATCTCAGGATCGTTCTGCGGATTGTATGAGCCGGAAGAATATCCTCCCGGCATCTGCTGCATCAACCCGCGCTGCGTGTACGCGCCGCCAGCGAATCCGCCAGCAGATGAA